CGGCACCGAGACGACGAAGACGATCACGACGCACTACACGGTCAGCGGGGTGGGCAACTCCGGCGGCGGCAACGTCACCATGCTCACGGCTCCTGCGAGCGGCGAGACGCTGGTCATCATCCGCGAACTGGATCTTGTGCAGGAACTGGACATCGTTCCCAACGACCCGTTCCCGGCTTCGTCCGTCGAGGACGCGCTCGACAAGCTGACCTTCATGGTGCAGCAGCACGAGGAGACGCTGGGCCGCACGATCAAGGCGTCAAAGACGAACACGATCACGGGGTCGGAGTTCACGATCTCGGCGGCTGACCGCGCCAACAAGGTGTTCGCCTTCGACAGCTCGGGCAACGTCAGCATCGCGCAGGAGCTTGGCACCTATCGCGGGAACTGGGCTGCATCGACGGCCTACTATCAGCGCGATCTGGTCAAGGACACATCGACCAACAACATCTTCATCTGCATCACGGCCCACACGTCGAGCGGCGTGCAGCCTCTCACGACGAACACAGACAGCGCCAAGTGGGTTCTGATTGTCGACGCTGCGGCTGCTGCGACATCGGCCTCTAACGCGGCTTCTAGCGCCTCTGCGGCGGCAACGAGCGCGAGCAATGCGGCAACCTCCGCATCGAACGCTGCAACATCCGCATCGAACGCGGCGACATCCGAGAGCAATGCGTCATCGTCGGCATCCGCAGCCGCAACGAGCGCGAGCAACGCAGCCGCCAGCTTCGACAGTTTCGACGACCGCTATCTCGGTGCGAAGAGCAGCGACCCAACACTCGACAATGACGGCAACGCCCTGCTGACCGGCGCGCTGTATTTCAACACCACGGCCAACGAGATGCGGGTTTACAGCGGGTCGGCTTGGCTCGCTGGCTACCTGCCTGCATCCGGCTACGTCACGCTGACCGGCACCGAGACCCTAACCAACAAGACGCTGACCGATCCGGCCATTGTCGGCACGATCCTCGAAGACATCTTCACGATCACGGACGGCGCGGCTTTCGAGATTGATCCCGGCAACGGCTCGATCCAACTGATTACGCTCGGCGCATCTCGCACGCCCAAAGCGACCAACTTCGCCAACGGTGAAGCTGTGACGCTGATGGTGAACGACGGCTCTGCCTTCACGCTGACATGGACCGACGCGACGTTCGGCGGTTCCGGCGTGGTCTGGAAGACGGATGGCGGCGTTGCACCTACGCTCAACACGACGGGCTACACAGTCATCGTGTTGTGGGAAGTCGGCGGACAGGTCTACGGCGCTCGCGTGGGGGATGCGTGATGCTGAAGCATAAGCTGCTGAGTGCGTCTGCTGCGGTTGCGCCTGTCTTCATTGAGGATGTGTTCAGCACTTGGCTGTATACTGGCACGGGCGCTGCACAGACGATCACCAACGGGATTGACCTTGCTGGTAAAGGTGGGTTGGTTTGGACTAAGTTTAGAAGTAACGTTGTTGACCACATTTTGTTTGATACAGAGCGTGGCGCACTCCAGAAAATTAGCTCCAACACTACAGCAGCAAGTGCCAATGATAACGGCACCTTAACGTCCTTTAACTCTAATGGTTTTTCGCTAGGCAGTAGATCATTGGTAAATCAAAGCGGAGAACTTTTCGCCTCATGGACCTTCCGCAAAGCTGAACGCTTTTTCGATGTGGTGACGTATACGGGGACGGGTGCAAACCGCACGATTGCCCATGATCTTGGCGTTGTCCCCGGCTGCATTATCGTCAAGCGCACGGACACTACGGGTGACTGGCAAGTTTACCATCGCTCCAACACGGCTGCACCAGAGACAGACTATCTTGTGCTGAACTCGACTGCGGCAACTGTGGACGACAACACCCGCTGGAACGATACCCTACCCACCAGCACCGTATTCAGCCTTGGCACAAATGCCACTGTCAACGCATCCGGCGGCACCTACGTCGCCTACCTCTTCGCCCACGATCCGCTGGGGCCGTCTGGTGATGGCAGCGATGGGCTGATTGCGTGTGGGAGTTGGGTGGAAACAGGTTCGGATGTCACCGTCAGTCTTGGCTGGGAGCCACAGTGGCTTATGGTCAAGCGTTCAGATGGTACATCTAACTGGTTTTTATATGATACTATGCGCGGACTAACCGTTGGAGATAGTCAACTTCTTCAACCAAATACTCCAAACGCAGAAAGCAATAATTCCGTTTTCAAGCCAACTGCGACAGGCTTCATCGCAGGAACATTTGCAGGTTCTGGGGCTACATGGGTCTACATCGCCATCCGCCGTGGCCCTATGCGTCAGCCGACTGTGGGGACGGAGGTTCTCAGCATAAAGAACTATGCCGCCACAACGACAAGCGCGCAAGTGACCCATGATGTTACATTTGATGTGGAAATAAATGCGAACAGAGATTTTGTCACAAGTAAATTTCTTTTTTGTGATTCTTTGCGTGGCATAAACGGCACCGTTTTAGCTACATCCGCTACATCAGGGGAAAACTCTTTCCCAACGTATTGGTCCAGAAGAGACCAACGAACTATGCACGCGCCTTCTGCTTTTGATGCGTTTTGGGCTTCTAGCTCTGGCACAAACAATCACATAAGTTATGGCCTTGTGCGCGCTCCCGGCTTCTTCGATGTGGTGGCGTATACTGGGACGGGATCAAACAGGACTGTCACCCACAATCTTGGCGCAGTTCCTGAGTTGATGATCGTCAAGAAAAGATCAGCTACAGACGATTGGGCTGTCTACTACGGCGATAACACTGACTATCTGCTTTTGAACTCTGCTGCGGCTACAGTCGATGATATCACCTACTGGAACGACACTAGCCCGACATCATCAGTGTTCACTGTTGGGACAAATACAGATGTGAACACCAATACCGCAACCTACATCGCTTATCTTTTCGCTACTCTCCCGGGCATCTCTAAGATCGGAACCTACACAGGCAACGGCTCCACACAAACCATCGACTGCGGATTCGCGGCTGGCGCTCGGTTTGTGATGATTAAACAAGTTAACGCTATAAACGGCTGGCATGTTTGGGACACCACGCGTGGCATCGTAGCTGGTAACGACCCCTATCTGCAACTCAACAGCACGGCGGCTGAGGTCACGTCCACTGACCACATCGACCCAGCAAATAGCGGGTTTGCGTTGGCAACTAGCTACAGCGGGACCAACACGAACGGCGGAACCTATCTCTATTTCGCCATCGCATAGGAGGATCAACTATGGGCGAATACCGACATCGGACTACGGGCGAAGTGAAGACGCAGGGCGAGTGGCGCGCTGCTCATCGCAACACATCGTTCCCTAAAGTATGGGGCCAGAACGTTCTCGACTCGCTGGAACTCGACGCGGTGCTAACATCTCCGAAGCCTGACGCCGGGCCGTATCAGAGCGTGGTGCGCGATGGCGTGGAGCAGGATGCTCTCGGCAACTGGGTCGAGCGGTGGATCGTGCGGGACATGTTCTCGGACTACACCGACGAGCAGGGCGTCACGCATACGAAGGCCGAGCAGGAGCAAGCGTATCAGGCTGTCCTCGATGAGATGGCGGCAAAAGGTGTGCGACAGCAGCGCGACCGGCTCTTGGCTGAGTGCGACTGGATCGTGATCATGCACACCGAGAAGGGCACGAACATCCCGGCTGCATGGGAGATCTACCGCCAGAGCCTGCGCGACATCACCGCCCAAGCGGGCTTTCCCCACAATGTGCAATGGCCCGCCAAGCCGGAGTGAGACGAATGAACACAGTAGCAGCAGCACACCAGCGCCTCGACCGCATCGAGCCGAAGGTAGATCAGTTGGAGAAGGATTCGGCGGCTCTCAGGGCGGAGGTCACGGTGCAGTTCAAAGAGGTGTTCGTTCGCATCAAGCGCATTGAGTCGATCCTGATCGGGACGGCGGGCACGATCATCGTGTTGCTTCTTGGCATATTGAGCAAGATGGAGTGAGGCATGGAAGGCTATATCGGTCAGGTGATCCAGTTCGCCGGGCAGTATGCACCGCAATACTGGATGAAATGCGACGGGCAGACGATGGACATTTCGCAGAACCCTGCGCTGTTCTCGATCCTCGGCACGCTCTACGGCGGCGATGGCGTCCACAGTTTCCAGCTCCCCGACACACGGCAGTCGGATGGTAACGGGATGCGCCACCTGATCTGCGTCACCGGCATGTATCCGTCTCGCTGGTAATGTGGTACTGTGCCTTAGCACGGAGGGCTGAGGCATGGACCCATTCACAGTCATTGCTGCGGCCTCGACGGCTTACAACGCCATCAAGCGCGGCATCGAGATCGGGCGTGAGATACAGGACATGGGCGGGCAGCTTGCCGAGTGGGCGGGTGCCATGTCGGATCTCGATTTCCTTGAGCGCCGGAATGAAGACCCGCCGTGGTACAAGGCGTTCAGCAGCTCGGTGCAGCAGGACGCCATCGCCATCTTCGCGGCCAAGCGTCAGGCCGAAGCCCAGCGCAACGAACTGCGGACGTACATCCAATACAGCTACGGGCAGTCGGCGTGGGATGAGCTGCTGCGCATCGAGGCGAGGGTCAGGATGCAGCGTGCAGAACACGATCATCGGCGCGTAGAAATCAAGGATGCCATCGTGTCGTGGGTCATCATCAGCCTGATGGTTCTGAGCGTGACAGCTTTCGCGGCGATGGTGATCTGGCTCTATTTGGAGAACAACCCGTGAGCGACATCGAAGCTCTTCACACATGGCAGCGGTCGTCTTTCGTGCCGTTTAGCATCCGCATGGGTGCTGGCCTGATCGCCAACGCTCGACCTGTGTTCGTGTTCGGGTTCAACCCGGATGTGCAGAACGTGGAAGAGACTGTCTGGGATCATGGCGGCGTCTACGCCTACCCGGCCTCGGCGGTCACGATGACCGTGTCAAGCAGTTCTCAAAACACAAACGCCGTAGTTTCTGTTGTCGGCCTCGGTGCGGACTATGTCGAGCAGACGGAGCTGGTGACGATGGACGGCCAGAACGCGGTCAGCACGACGAAGCAGTATCTCCGCATCAACGCGGCCTACGCTTTGACGGGCACGGTGGCTGATAGCATCTATATCGGCACGGGTACGGTCACGGGCGGCATCCCGGCTAACGTCTATGCCCGCATCATCAACGGCAACAACCGCACGGAGATGGGACTATACACGGTGCCTGCCGGTCACACGCTCTACGTCACGCGGGGCAACGTCTCTCACGGGTCCGACTCGTCTGCCTACATCACGTCGCGGCTGATGTACCGGCTAAACGGCCTCCTGTTCCAGACCGCCGCCAAGGTCACGCTCAACAACAAGTTCATCGATTTCGTGTTCGACAATGCAATCGCATTGCCAGAGAAGAGTGACCTAGAGACGCGGGCCATCTGCTCGAAGCAACAGACCAACGCGGTGAGCACCAGCTTTCAGGGCATACTGGTCAAGGACGGGCTGTTGACATGAAGAAGCTACAGGAAGACAGCATCCTTGATGTGGCCGACCTCGACGGCGACGGGGTGGTGACGAACGGTGAGATCGGGAAGCACGAGCGGCTCCTGCGGATCGAGAACTGGGACAAACAGCAAGACCAGCAGCGGCATATGGCATGGGTGGCTATG